TGAGGATTGCCTTGAGGGTGCGGCGTTCGAGCGGTTCGGGCATGGTGGAAGTTTTACGTTGGCGGGACGGACAGGTGGATTATTGGATGGTTATTTGTCCCGCCGTGGGGGGTTGACATGGGGGCCATGTGCTCCATGCGGTTGGGGTGTAATAGTTTACTCTGGCGGCGGTGATTTGCGAGGAGCTCTCGCGATGATGATGAACCCTGGTCCGGTCGAGGAGGCGGGGCAGACTGCGAGGTCGTTCTTTGATGCGATGCGCACGCAGCCGGCGGTGCTGGCGCTGATTGTTTGCAATGCCTGTCTGCTGGCGTTTATCTTTTACGCTCTGATCCGGGCCGCGGAATTCAGGGATAATCTGCTGAAGGCGCAGTTCGAGTATCAGCGGGAGGTGAGTGCGTTACTGGCGCGCTGTGTGGTCCCGGAGGGAAAATGACGCCGTTGTGGTTCTGGGAGGTGGACATGCAGGCGCGTTTGTTGCGGCGTCGCTGGGTGTTGGGGAAGTGGGTGCGCCGGGCGCGGGGCGCTGAGATTGTGAATGCGTTGATGTACCCGACCGAGGTGGCCATGAGGAAGCTGTTTCTGGCGGAGGGGTGCTCCTTGCTGGTCACGCTGGAGCGGAAATGAGCCTGCCGACCCCGTTGTGGTTCTGGGAAGTGGATCTCGCGGCGGACTGCGTGCGCCGGCATTTTCTCTTGGCTGAATGGGTGCGCGAGATCCAGCGCGAGGCGGTTCTGGAAATATTGTTCAGGAAGCAGGAATGAGCGCGCTGCCGACCCACGGGCGCTGGCATGTGCTGTGCCTGCCGGCCGAGGCGGAGAAGGGCGACGTGCTGGGGCGCCAGCCGGGCGAGATGCTGTGGGACGACGACTATGGCTATGGGGCGGTGCTGCGCCGCGAGAAGGCGACGCAGACCCCGCGCAACTGGTCGGCGCTCTATCAGCAGCGGCCGGCGCCGGACGAGGGCAACTATTTTCTGCGCGCCTGGCTGAAAAGTTATGACCGCGACCCGCCGCGGGCACAGCTGCATGTGTACGGCGCCTCGGACTATGCGGTCACGGCGGACGGCGGCGACTATACTGTGCATGTCGTGGTCGGGATCGATCCCTCCGGGCGGATGTATCTGCTTGATCTGTGGCGCGAGCAGGCGGCTTCCGACCGCTGGGTGGAGGCGTTCTGCGATCTGGTGCGGCGCTGGCGGCCGCTGGCCTGGGCCGAGGAGCAGGGCCAGATCCGCGCCGGCATCGGGCCGTTCCTCGAGCACCGCATGCGGGAGCGGAAGGCGTTCGTGCTGCGCAATCCGATGCCGACCCGCGGCGACAAGGCGATCCGGGCGCAGTCCATTCGCGGGCGGATGGCGCTGCAGGGGCTGTACGTGCCGGACGGGGCACTGTGGCGTGCGGCGCTCGAGCACGAGCTGCTGACGTTCCCGGCGGGCAGGCACGACGATCAGGTCGATGCGCTCGGATTGATCGGACAGCTGCTCGACACCGCGACCTATGGCGCGCCGGTGCGCAAGAAACCATCGGGCATCCTGTCCGGCTATCGTCTGCTCGAGGGCGAGCTGGGCCAGCACCAGGGTCTCGACGGGTTCAACAAGGCGATGTGATGCGCCAGGATACTGCATGAGACAAGAGGACAAGTTCAGGGAAGGTTGGCGCCGGGGCTGGAATGCTGCTCTTAAGCGGAGCGCCGAGCGTATCATGACCGATCCGTCGTACCCGCGCGATCGGCGCAGCGCCGCCGCCGATCTGCTCAAGATGCATGTTGGTCGCGACCGGATTGCGGCGGTGATCGAGGAGTGGGTTGCCGAGGCGAAGGGGGTCGACGGGTTCAACAAGGCGATGTAGTTTCGCTCTCCAATTTGAAAGAGGATGGTGACGATGGAAACAATTGGTTGGGCAGTAAAGCAGCTGCACACCGGCGCGCGCGTGCGACGCTCTGGCTGGAATGGCAAGGGTATGTATGTATTTCTGGTCCCTGGCTCCCAGTTTATTGTGGAGGCCGATCGGCCGATGGGAAAAGCCTGCCCGGAATTGGTTGGCAAGAAGGTGAGCTACCACGCGCATGTCGATATGAAGACCGCGCAAGGTGATGTGGTGCCGTGGCTGTGCTCGCAGTCCGATCTCTTGGCAGTAGATTGGGAAAGCGCGTAAGCGTGTGAGGTGACGACGATGGCCAACGTGGGGCTCATCCTCCTGGTATTTGCCTTTGTGTTTGCGGTGATTGCCGCCTGCGTGATGGTGCAGGCCGGGCGCTTCCACCTCGGCTGGGCGGCGATCGCGTTCTGGATCGGGGCTGAACTGTTGGGTGGGCTCGGGCGCGCGCTGCACTAGGGCGCGTGCGATGGTGTTCTCGCCCTCGAGCGTATTTCCACAAAATTTGAACTGGGGGCTCACCGGCATGGCCGGCGGGTTCAATCCGGCCATCGCTTCGGGTGCAACGGTGACGCCCGGGCAATTTGGCAATCAGCCGCGGCCCGGCACGCCGTCGCGCATGCCGCAGTTCACCCAGCTCAACCCGCCCAACGCCGAGAGCAAGTGGGGCACGCAGCCGACCGATCAGTTTCTCCCGGTGGCCGAACTGCGCCGGTTCTATGAGAACTACCTGGCGACCAAGACGTGGGAGGTGCAGGAAAAACGCATGGCGCGCCGGTACAATGCGGGCGACCAGTGGACGGCGGACGAGCTAAAGAAGCTGAAACTGCGTAACCAGCCGAAAGTGACCCGCAACCGGGTCAAGCGGAAAATCAATGCCGTCGTCGGACTGGTGGAACGGCTGCGCCAGGATCCGAAATGCTACGCCCGCACCCCCAAAAGTGAGGAGCAGGCCGATCTCGCGACCGCCGTTATCAGATATGTTCTCGACAGCAACCGCTGGGAGAGCCTGTCCAGCAAAGTGGCCTCCGACGCAGCGCGCGAAGGCATAGGCTGCCTCGAACTGGGACTGAAGCAGCGTTCGGAAGGCGATCTCGACGTCACGCTTGAGCATGTCACTACCGACACGTTTTTTTACGACCCCCGCAGCTATCGCGCTGATTTCACGGATGCGCTGTTCATGGGCACCGCCAAGTGGGTCGACATCGAGATTGCCAAGCAATTTTCCCCTCCGGAGAAATGGGCCGACCTGGAGGCGACCTCGAGCAACGACACCGGGGCAGTGTACAGCGAGGACGGGGAAAGAGCGATCCGCTGGATGGACAGCGTGCGCAAAAGGATCCGCCTGGTCGATGTCTGGTACTACCGCAACGGCGAGTGGTGCTGGGCGCTGTACACTTACGGCACTATCCTGATGGAGGGGCTCTCGCCGTTTGTCGACGTCGAGGGCGCCACCATGACGAAGTTTTTGGCGTTCAGCGCGTTCATCGATCCCGACGGCGACCGCTTCGGGTTCATCCGCGACATGAAGGACATTCAGGACGAGATCAACCACCGCTATTCCAAGGCGCTGCACTTGTTGAATACCCGGCGCACGTTTGTCCGCCGCGGCACTATGGACGTCAACCGCATGCGCCAGGAGCTGGTCAAGACCGACGGCATCATCGAGTGGGACGCCGAGAAGCCGGAGTTCGACGACCAGCGTCAGCTGGCCGATATGCAGGGCCAGATCGCGTTCCTGGAGGACGCCAAGGTCGAGATCGAGAATTTTGGCCCCAATCCGGCGCTGATCGGCCAGGGCGACCAGGCCAGGAGCGGGCGTGCGATCGCCCTTTTGCAGCAGGCCGGCATTGCCGAGCTGGGACCGTACATCATCGAGCTGAAGGACTGGAAACTGCGGCTCTACCGGGCAGTATTTGCCAACGTCAAGAAGCATTGGCAGCTCGAGCGCTGGATCCGCATCGTCGATCCCGAGGACGAGGCGCAGCTCATCCAGATCAACGGCCTGCGCTACGACCCGCTCACGCTGTCTTTCCAGAATGTAAACAATATCACGGCGATCGACGTCGACATCATCATCGACGAGGGCGCCGACACCATCAACATGATGATGGACACCTTCGACACCTTGGGCACCTTGGCCAGCCGCGGCGCCCAGGTGCCGCCGGCGCTGTTGATCGAGCTCGCGCCCATTCCGGCCCGGATCAAGAAGAAGTGGCTGCAGCGGCTCGACGCCACCAACCAGCCCGATCCGCAGAAGGAGCAGCTGAAAACCATCGCGATCGCCGGCGAGAACGCCAAGGTGGACGAGAGCAAGTCCAAGGTGGCGAAGAACATCGCCGACGCGATGTCCAAGGTGGCGACCTCGTTCACCCCGCAGACCATGGCGCTCGAGCCGCACATTCTGGCGATGGCGAAGAACATCGAGGCTGCCAACGCCGGCCCGCCCAGCCAGTACGCACCGGGCAAGCTGGGCCAGTTCGGGATCCCGAGCGCGATCGCGCCCACCGGGCAGATGCCTCCCGGTGGCCCCGGCGGCCCGGTTCCAGGCGGCGTCGGTGGCCCGCCCGGTTCGCGCTCCGGTCCTGGCGCCGCGCCGCCTCCACCGCCACCACCGGGGGCGATTTCCGGCGGCACCGACATGGTCGCCGGCGGCCTCGCCGGGCCCAGGCCGCCGCTGGCGCCGGGCAATCTGGGGTAAAAACATGCCTGACCAGACCATGAAGGGCCTGCACGATCCCAACTACGGCGGTATGGCCGCACAGATGCTGCAGCTCGCCGGCGGGCGCCGGCAACTGCCCGGCTCGGCCACCGGCCGCGACCCCGGCCAGCCGCCCTACCAGGGGCTCGACCGCTCGATGACGCCACCGCAGGTCAATCCACGGATGCCTGGTCTGGAGCGCGAGCCCACGATCAACCCGTTCATGCCGATGCTGCAGGGCCCGCCGCCGCGCCGGCCCGCTCAATTGATGGCTGGACAGATGCGCCAGGAACCTTCCTGGGCGCCGCCGAGCCAGTTGCCGAGGCTGTAACCAAGCAAGAGGCTGCATGAAGCCAGAGGAGAAATGTCATGGCCGCATTGAAAGTGACGATCGTCGGCACCACGACCGGCCCGGATGGTGTAACCGTTCCTGTCACCATTGCGGGCGAGCTAACCATCACTGGACTGGGGCTCGGCGGTGGCCCGATCATTCCGCCTGCTCCCGGGCAACCGCCGGGCGAGCCGCAGTTCCCGATCGTCTTGCCGCCCGGCACGCCGCCGTTCAATCCAGAAGCGCCCGGTGGCTATCCGCCCATGATCGGCGGTGGCCCGATCGTTCCGGAGGCGCCGCCCGACCCGAGCAAGCCGCCGCTGTTCATTCCGATCTGGTTGCCCGGTACCGGTTGGATCGTGATCCCCGGCTTCCCGGTGCCAACGCCGTCTGGCAAACGCCGGCGCTGAGATGCTGCTGCGCAGTACCTTCGGCGTGCTGTTTGCGATCGGCTTCGGGCTCTACTGCCTGTATCTGTTCGATGCCAAGCAGCGCGCACAGCATCATCGCCACAGCTGGGATATTCAGGATCGGAACCGCTGATGCCAAAAGGTGATTACGCCAACGGCATGCTGGCCACCGCGGCCGACAATCCGCTCGACCGCGAGGCGCTCTCCCCCGCCACGTTTGCCGACCGCTTCGGCAGTTTTGCGCCGCCGACAAATCCGGATGATTTATCGGCTATTTCGGCGACCGATCTGCCGCCTGCTCTCAATCAATCCTTCGTTGGCCCGCGCAGCCCGCTCGAGTGGCGCTACGACCTCGCCGGTATGGACCCGCGCGAGCGCGAATTGCTCATGCGCTACACCCACGCCGAGGTCGGCGGCCAGGGGCAAAAGGCGGCACTGCAGTTCATGGAGACGGTGGCAAACCGGTGGCGTGCGGAGAGTGAGACTGCAGCTGCCCGCGGCCAGCCGGCGCCGAGTATTTCCGACATCTTGACCCGACCAATAGCCTCGGGCCACGGCGGCAACCGCTACTATCCCGGCACTACCAAGTTTCGGGTGAGCCAGGGGCTCACCGACGCCCAGCGCGGCTACTACGGCGACATGATCAGCCAGCTCACCGGCGATCCGATGACTGGCCAGGCACCCAGCAACGTCAGCAACTACGCGACCGGCAACGAGAGCGGCAACGTGCGCTCCGGCGGTGCCCCGATCGTCTCCCGCTCGCCCGGCGGCGAGCGCTTCGTCGCCGAGAACTGGACGCTCCCATGGTACCGG